AACTTGACACAAAAATAATGAAACAATCAAAAGACTACAAACATAAAGTTAAGAACGTATCACAAGCAGTAAAGAATTATGTAGATCAATATATTGATATATATAAAAATAGTAAAAATGCACAATCAAGAAGTAAGAAATTAAATGATTTAAAATTAAAGGTTTATACAAATTTAAAGCCATCTGATATCGATGACGCAAATACCCTAATTGGAGAGTTCAAGAAAACTCTCGATCCAATAGTTAAAACAAAGGCTAAATCTAAGCAAACAAATTCTGAAGATAAAAAATATAAATCTGTATCCGCATATGTGAAAAAGAATAGACCCTCTATTACAAATGAAGAAGATATCGATTTTATTACTACAGATTTAATTAATAAAAATAAAAGAATGAGTAAAGTATTACTAGATGAAGTACTTAAGGAATACGGGTATTAATAATAATAATAATGTTATCAGAAGTCTTTTTAAGTTTTGTAGTATCATCCGGTATTGCATGTTTACTTGCACTAGCACAATATATATTTAAATCAAAATGCGATACAGTAGAATGTTGTTGTATCAAAATACACCGTGCAGTAGAGTTGGAATCGGTTGATCAAACAAGTACGATTGAATTACCGCAACCATTACAACGTAAAGAACAACGAGGTCCGTCTCTGGACTCATTAGTAAAGAAAGGATAAATACCCATAAAATAATAAATAATAATTTTTTCATTAGTTATATATATAATTATTCTTTTATATCCAATAATCCAATTTTAACTCTATTTTTGAAACTTAGTATAATTAATTTTATATTATATAATATGTTATATAATATAAAAAGGATTTGGATTTTTGGTTTATAATAATTTAAAGGAGTAATAACTTTTATTACTAATGGCATTAGTAAATATTCCTGAACCAGAAGAATCAGAAGAGGAAGAAATTGTTTGTAGTGAAGAGGAAGAGGAAGAGGAAGAAATTGTTTGTAGTGAAGAGGAAGAGGAAGAAATTGTTTGTAGTGAAGAGGAAGAAGAGGAAATTGAATGTAGTGAAGAATCAGATTTAGATAGTTTTATTAATGATGATAGTGAAACATCAGTTTATTCAACTGAAGAATCAGAATGGGAAGAATCTGAACCAGAATCAGAACCAGAACCAAAAAAACGTAAACAATAAATATTTAAAGACTTCTTTAGTATATATAATAATGAATGACTTAATTACACGAGATGATTGGAGACAAGGATGTTATTTTAATAGACGGGAACACTACACAAAAGAATATCAAAATATCACATCTATTATCCGTGGTGATACATTTAGCGATATGATTCTCTTTCTTTACATGATACATTGTAAAAACTTCACAATGACACATGTAAAATCCAATAAAAGGGGGCGATTATCTGATAATTAAGATTAATATATGTATTATCACACATAATTTATATATTAATATTAATTAAAAATTTTTAATTAATATTCTTCTTAATAATTTATGAAGTAATATTAATTTAAAGATTAATAATTAGATTATGCGCCCCATTATTTCGGGTTTTTAAGGTAAAGACTTTACCCTTTACCCTATAATTAGTGGAAAGAATCCCTATTTTAATTTATTAATGACAGATTGTATCATCTAATAATAATATTCATTTAAAGGTATACTATATATATAGTTGTTGTTATACAAATAACAACTATATAAATTTACTTTTTGCTTTTTGGAGAACGCTTGCGTTTAACAGGTTCTTTTGATGGTATAACTTCTGGTTCTGGTAATGGAGTATGAATTGCCACTTCAATTACATTAGGCTTTAGCATATCAATACTTTCTGGTACTGTTATAGGTTCTTCAATTTTAGTTTCTTCTGGTGTGGCTTCAGGTTTTACTACTTTATCTAGTTTCTTTTTTTCATAATATTCTTTAGCCTTAATCCTTTTGTATTCTAAAAATGTAGGGTCATTTGCTTTTTTAGTTTGGTAATATTTCTTTCTTTGTTCATTAATCTTTTCTTTATTCTTTTGTCTGTATAGTTGAGATGCTTTCTTTTGGGCGGCAGTATATGAACTATATTTTACTTCAGGGATATCAATCATTATATATATAATAGAATTTATTCCTTTATATCTATTCATCATTCATCATTTTAGTTTCAACAGGTATTTTTAACATATTTGATTTAAATGCATCTATTCCTCCTTTTTCATCTTGACTGGTTATGACATCAACTTCTTTTCTTAGAGAAGGATCTTCAGATCTGAAAAAATGTTTTAAGATATATTCATTCTTTTTAAAATCACACGATTTATTTAAATCATCAAACATTTCCATGAAAGAATTAACATCTTCATATAAATTACCTGATCTAAATTTAGATGCATTAATAAAGTGACCAATTGCAAGACAGAAATATCCACATGCATTATTCATTAGACTTTGAATATCTTTTTCAGTAAATGGTAACCCATTTGTTTTTGTTGTTTTTTCTACAATCTTTTTAATATTCTCACTAGGTGGTGCGCCATAAGGATCAAAGAATATTTTAGCAATGTCTCCATTTGGGTATTTTACCAATTGTAAAAATGTCCAATGTGTTCCATCATTTTCATTACCTTGTTCATCGTGACTATCTTCTAAATTAACAAAATATGCTTTATTATATTCTAGAGGACACGGTAATTCATCTTTAAACTCAACACCCCCTAAAGGAATACCCATTTTTTTACATAATGTTGTTATTTGACTATCTGTAAGTGACATATTATTATATAATATAATTAATCCTTTATATATATTAAACATATAAACCATTACCGCCAATAACATCAAAATTACCACCATTGTTAAAGTGTTGGTATTGAGGTGGAAGGAAATGTTGGAATTGAAAGTTAGCACTGAAAGGTTGTGATACTAATGCCGGAGGAGTATATGCATGCAACATACCACCTTTACGTCCAACACTTCCTTTTTCAAGAGCACCACCAACCATACGAGCATGAGGTTCAAGAGTTGCACTAAAATTACCTTGTGGTGACATTTTCATTCTTCCATCAATACCATGTTTAGCCATTACAGAACTTATTTTACTATTAATAGCGTTATCCATTCCAGCACGAGCAAGATATCCATAATTAGTACCTAAATGTTTATTAAGTGTATCAGCAAGATGTAACTTAGATGTAAAACCCTGTCCAACCATTGGTACAGCACCAGACGTTGATGTAGTAGGTTTAGGTGCAGGGTTATGAGCCTCTGGACTAACTGCCTTAAGAATTCCTTTATTCATTTCTATCTCTTCAGGACTTAGTTGAATCTGCGACCCTTTTCCTTTATTAAAAGAACGTGATGTAATATTATATGTTTGCGGATGGACTAATAATTCAAAACCTTCACCCTTCTTAACTCTTACACGGTGTCCTTTCTTAAGTTTTCTTAATTGATGTGGACTTGCGTCAATTTGTATTTTATGCATTAATATAAAATGGTTTATCTTTTTAAATGGTTTGTCATTATCTAATTATTAATCATTGTTATAAAACAATGATTAACACTCAGTTACATGTATATGATGGGATTCGAACCCATGAAGTAATAACATATGGTCTTAAGCCATACCCCTTTGACCGCTCGGGAACATATACTATTTTTTTCTTAAACAGAAAATACAGACAATAATATATATACTAATTAAATCTTTAAATCACTTACACACGAGCACCTGTTAATACATCAATAGAAATGGATACTCCATATTCAACAAATACATAATAATCGCATGATTTAGAACTTAAGTTTGTACCAATAATTTGAACGGATTTAGGTACACTTTGTTCAACCGGAAGCATGCGTTCAACATTGACGTAATAATAACAATATTCCATATCAAAATCTTGTCGTCCAACAAGACCAGATGTTAAACCATCAGTAAGTCCTCCATTAACAGCATTTTGTCCATAAAATTGATTATTAAATTGTTCAAACCCATATTTTTGTAAGTTATAAATTGCGTTCTGTCCAGAAATTTGTACGTTAAAATTTGTGATGTGGCACAATGGAGAAGTTGGTCCAGCACCAGCAGGGTCATATGGACTTTGGAATACTGGTATGCCTTGTGTAAAGTTTGTATTAGAATTAAATGCTACTCCAGATTTAAGATTTGTTACACCACTTCCTGCAGTTGAACTATAAAATGGAAGAACTAAAATACTTTTAATATTTGCAATTCCGTTTGTTACAAGGTTATTAATCATTCCGTTTGTTGGAACATTAGTAATTTGATATTGGTAAATATCAGTATAATTAATTTGTTTTACAGGTGTTGATAGATACGCTTGTTCAAAAGTTGGATTAAATGTATATGCAGGGATATACAAATAAATTGATTGGGCTAGAAATCCAGTAGTATAACCAGAAATTCCAGAAAGTGATGAATCTAAGCATCTTGCACCAACTGATAAATTGCATAAAGTTGAAATACGAACAGTTCCACCACTTGTGGAGGTTGTTAGTGTTCCCAAATCAAAAGTAGATGCAGAACCGTTATCTGTTGCGTTTGAACTAATCATAAGCGGATTTACACCACCTACTGGATTAGATACAGACACCACATATTGTCCAGATTGTAATAATGTACCATTACCAGTTAATGAGTGGGTATTCATAATTGTAGTTGAAGTGTTATTTAAATTTAATGTCACTTTCATAAAAACACCTTTAAGTAATGGACACATATTAAAGAAACTATGTAAATGTTTAAGTTTAATAGTTGCCATTAAATTAATTTGTAAAAGCGGAGCAGTTGTTACAGAAATAATAGTTGTACCCGCAGTGGTTGCCTGACCTGAAATACGAGTCATAATATAATTTTTCCATAAACTATTTAATGCAGTATTTTGTGTTGTACCTTGTAAAAGGGATGCATAAGTTGCATTTGTAAGTCCTGACGCAAAATCAGTTCCAGGACCAACTAATGCAGCACTATTAAAATTAATTAATTGTTGTCTTTTAAGAAATCCATCATTACCAGTACCAGACCTGAAAGAATTATTACGTGCGGTTACAATTGTTGAAGAATCAAAATTACTGTTATTACATACACCTCCATTATTTAAAAATTCACCAGCAGTAACAGTTGTATTTACATCGCCTCCAGCAGCAGTTGGGTAAAATGAAAATGCAGTTGCATCGTCAGGATAAAAACCGATTACATCGCCTTGTGTAAGTAAATCTTGATATGAAAGACTTGTCATAAGTTTGAATGAGTTCCACATGTTAGAAAACGGAGTCTGTTGAATAATAGTTGTCCCGTTGTAATCCAACGTCATAGAATGAATAATTGTTCCAAACCAATTTTTTAAACCCATAACATAGTCACTATTGCCAGCATTTGCGAATGTATTAAAGGCATGGGTTGATGATGGTAATACACCTGTACTTGTTTGGAAACTAATTTGGCCTGTACCTAACGGAGTACCCATTGTCATCATGAACGGTACTGCCAAATAGGCTTCTCTATACGACATATATTTATTACTATTTGAAAGTTGAGATGTGTCGATGACACTTTGATTGTTGCTATAATTTTGATTTTGATTATCCAAAATGTTAATCCAATCTTTACGGACGAATACATTTGGACTTCCTTCCACTTCTTGGGAAAGGTCGAATACTAGTTTATCACACATTATGATTATATGTTTATTATCCTTTAAGTCTTTTTAATGATCCCTTATGAGATCTGTAAAAAAATAAATATAAATATAATTACATATGCATTACAATGTTTTTACGTGGAGTGTTAACAGGTGGAGCAATTGATAGTTTAGATAATTTAGATGATAGACTTGATGGGATACCAGACCCTTTAGATTGTTTCACACCAGCACGAGTATAAGGATTAATACCTGTTGTTGAAATATAATCATCCATATCCATATAAGATGATGCCGCCCCACCTCCACCTGATTTTAAAAGTACTGACCCCATACCTTGACCCTTTAAAAATTTCATGCCTTTATGATATGCACTTGCAGCATGCATATTTGATGAATTATGATGAGGTAGTTGAATTAATTTTACCGTATTATATACCATTATATGTTATAATCTATTTTTTCTTTATCTAATTTTAAAATTTGAGTTTATCCTTAATAATAATACTACGAAATTTAAAAACTGTCTTTAACATATTATCTAATGTAGTTAATTTTTGATTAAGTACTCTTTCATGACATAATTCTGTATCATTTTTTAAATCATTAAATAATTTATTTCTTTCATTTTGAATATCAGTAATAAGTGAATTAATTTTTGTTTCGTCCATTATATATATAAATTATTATTTCTTTAGGTGTAATTTATTAGTCCTTTAAATTATTTTGTTCCTAAAAATGATTCATCTTTATCACGGATAGTTAATAATATTGTCATATTTGGGTCATTGATAGTAATAGGTGAAAGATTAGGACCTAAAAATGTAAGTCTTAATTCATTATATGTTCCATCAATTAACTTATTCCACATAAAATTAGGAGGTTTTTCTGAAATTAATTCTCCTACTCCTACATTACTATTTAAACTATAAATAATACTTGATGGTTGAGTATATGGATTATTAATATTTGATAAAGAGAATAGAATACTACTGTATGGTTGTACTTGTGGTGGTGTATTTGATAAATATGAAATTGTATTTGTTGATGAATTTTTAGTTGCATAATTTGTTGAAGCGGATGCAGTTCCAAATGTTGTTGCACCTCCTACATTATTTGCACTTGCAAAACCTGCACCATACCCAACAATTGTATTAAATGCAGATGGTATAGTTACTATAGTATTATAACTTGTTGTTGGATACCCTGCCCAATTACTTGGGAGTGTAATACCTGCAGGCGCAGTTGCTGATGTTGGAATATAGTATGTATTTAATTGAATTGCATATCTATTTGCATTTACAATTAATTCAAACGGGTAATAATTTGTTCCACTAATACTATAATATGTACCATTAGCGATACATGTAAATTGAATAAAATTATTAATTGCTGAAATATCCCATAAACCGTCAGGAATTATAACGCTATATGTTGTTGTTGTTGATCCATTTGTCCAAGTATAAGTAAAAGTATTATTACCATATACTGAAGTAATGTTAAACCATGAGTAGTACATACTAACACTACTTACTGCTATATATTTATCTTTAAAAACTACAGAATTGGGAAATCTATATACTAATTTATTATTTAGTCCATCTTGGACTATATTAG